TGGCACGATGACGGTTAAGCAGGTCAAGAGTAAGGACGCCGAGACAGCCGACGACAAGACCTTTAGGCTCGTGAGCAGGGAAATAGAGGGATGGCTAGATGAGGACGGCGAGGCTGTGACCACGGCCATCGTAAAGAGCGCAGCGGCGGCGGTGAAGGATACCCAAATCAAAGGGCACATGAAGACCATTGAAAAAGCTTGGTTGGGGGGTTCGAAAGAGTGGCGAGACGGCGAGCCGTACATCTCCACGGCAGAATTGAGAGAACACTTGATTAACGTCGATGGACACACGGAAAGCTATGCTAAGAAGGTGACCAAGCCGAGCGTGAAAGATAAGCTGATTGGCGTTTTAATAGAAGGCCAAAAAGTCGCAACGATGGGCGAAGGGTTCATAGTAAAGTGCGCTTCTAATAAGTCAATTTTTAAGATGTTGGGGAAGTGAGCAAAATTATTTCAAATTCAAAGCACTTTAGCGGTACCCTAAACCAAAGGTACCGCAGGGTACCGCAGGGTACCGGCGGCGGCAAGTTGCCATCTGTCGGTACTTTTAGGGGGGGGAGGGGCCCCTAAAGGGCCCCCCCCCAAAGGTACCGCAGCAATGCAAGGGGTTCAGAGAGGCCAAAAAAGAAGAAAGAGAAAAAAAGAAAAAGGTACCGGCTTTTGAGATTTTCGGAGGTGGTTGGTTTGGTTGGTGCGGAGTGCGAGCGCGAAACAAAAAAGAAAAGAGGGGCAGGGCGAAAGTTTGGCGCTATTTTATGGAATGGGTAAACTGATGATTGACAACCTCGGGGCCCGTGTTATACTAAGTGAGTCAGTTATAGGAGACAAAATGAAACTAGAAAGAGTTATTGACCTCATGTGGGAATCTTACGCCAGAAACCCCGTCGTGATCGCAGAACATGAGGGCCTCAGAGAGGCGTTCAACGAGTGGGCAAAGCTCAAGATTGCCGATGGGCTAGAGGCTGAGGCGAGAGCCGAGCGTAACATTGTTAAGCTGGATCGTTCGCTCATGTACAAGATTGAGTACGACGGCGAGGACATCTGTTTTTGCACCGATGACATCGAGGAAGCTCCCGAGTTTTGCGATACGTGCGAGACGGAGACGGAGAGCCGTGAAGAGATCGAGTATGGAAGATCAGAGCATTACTGCGTTAGATGCAAGGGGCAAAAATGAACGATACACACGCCGTTGTTATGATTGCTCTGATGGGCTGCGCTTTGGCACTCTGGGATTGCTGGTGTGTCGTTTATGGTTGAACATTTGGAGACGGGGGTAGAATTTAAGCCTTAAAAGGCCGCCCCTGTTTTGTCTCCTAACATCTCGGGGTGGTCTTTTTGTTTTTAGGGGTAGAATGGAGACATGAAAATATTTAGAAATGTTCCTTGGCTGCCCTTCGGGTGGAGTGGAATGGCTGTTCGCCCTTTCATATTCCTGAAGGCTGGCCATGATCATTTGCTGACCCATGAGGCTGTTCATCTTCGCCAACAGCGTGAGCATGGGATCGCCTACTATTTCAAGTACGCTTTCTCTAAAAGCTTTCGCGCTCGGATGGAAATTGAAGCTTATCGAGCTGATGGGCTTACGGGTATTGAGATCCATGAGAAGCTTGTGAAATATTATGGTTTTAAATCCCAAGATGCTTGGATGAGGTTGAAGTGATGCCAGCTGGTCGACCAGAGCTAACCCTCCCAGACGACTACAAAGAGCGGATGCTTGAGCTAGGGAAGAAGGGGAAAGGCCCAGTCCATATGGCTAAAGCTTGCGGTATGGCCAAGTCAACTTTCTACGAATACCTCAAGAAAAACGAGGTATTTTCGGACGCTTTTAATGCGGCGATGGTAGAATGTGAGCTTTGGTGGCAGGATGTTGGGCAGGAAGGCATGTTCATGGGAGGGAAAGATAACCCCTTTCAGGCTGGGCTTTATGCGCTTCACATGGCTAACCGTTTCGGGTGGTCGAGCAAGAATGAAAGCAAGACAGACATCACGAGTGGTGGTGAAAAAATAACTGGGATCACTCGGGAAATTGTAGACACGCCTAAATAATATTGTCCCAACTCAATATCCAGACTCCAAGATGGGCCGTTGATTTCTTAGGCCCCGCCCGATACAAGGGGGCTTATGGTGGTCGTTGCTCTGGGAAATCTCATTTCTTTGCAGAGTTACTGGTTGAGGCTCACATACTGGACCCCAATACGAAGTCCGTTTGTATTCGCGAGGTTCAAAAGTCCCTGACTCAGTCCGTGAAAGCTCTCATAGAGAGCAAGATAGAATCTCTCGGTCTAGGTGAATATTTCGATGTTCAGCAAGCTTGTATTAAGAATACCAAGGGGAACGGGGTTATTATCTTTCAAGGGATGAATTCTCATAATGCGGATTCAATTAAGTCTCTAGAGGGCTTCGATAGGGCTTTCGTTGAGGAAGCGCAGTCCCTTAGCCAGATATCTTTGGACCTATTGAGGCCAACTATTAGAAAGCCCGGTTCCGAGTTGTGGTTTTGTTGGAATCCAAGAAATGAGACAGACCCGATTGATGTCTTTCTGCGCGGGGCTAAACCTCCAGAAGGCTCGATCATACGACCTGTGAACTACATGGATAACCCATGGATGCCAGACGTTATGATCAAGGAAATGGAGTATGATAAAGCCCGCGATATTGATAAATATCACCATGTTTGGCTGGGCGAATATGTTCAGAACTCTGAAAAGCGCATTTATAAGAACTGGAAAGTGGATACGTTTGACAGTCCCCCAGACGCTACCTATTACTATGGGTTGGACTTCGGATTCTCTAATGATCCGACGGTGCTACTTCGATGTTTCATTGAGGGGCGAACGCTTTATATTGACTACGAGGCTTACGAGATCGGTTGCGACACCCAAGACATGCCTCACATGCTCATGACCGTCCCAGACTCTGAGAAATGGCCCATAACAGGCGACTCATCAAGGCCAGAGACTATCAGTCATTTGAGAAAACACGGATTTCCTAAGTGTCGCCCCTCGGTAAAGGGTGCAAACAGCGTGGTTGATGGAATCGAGTTTCTCCGGGGCTTTGATATCGTTGTGCATGAGCGGTGTAAGGGAATCGCAGACGACTTAACATTCTACTCTTATAAGGTGCATCCAAAGACTGAGGAGATACTCCCCACCATTGATCACGCAAGCTCTGATGGTCCGGACGCTCTCCGATATGCGGTTGAGTTATTGAGGAGAACTAGCAAAGTACAGAAAAAGAGTAAGATTACACCTAAACCCCGACAGAACTACTGGTGATGACCAAAGACGAGAAGCTTGATCAACTGCACGAACGCGCTTTAACGCGCTTCGATAAGATCCAAAGCGCAGTCTATGAAGAACGCCGGATGTGCGCGGAGGACCGTAAATTCTGCTTTGTCGCGGGGGCTCAATATGATGGCGACTGGGCTAAACAGTTCGACAACCGCCCCAAATTTGAGATCAACAAGATCCACAAGTCAGTTATCCGCATCGAAAGCGAGTACCGAAACAACAGGATCTCCACATTCTTCACGCCCCGCAAAGTCTCAGATGATGAAGTCGTCGATGTGGTCAATGGGTTATACCGAGCTGATGAACAGGATTCTCACGCCCAAGATGCTTATGACAACGCCTTTGTTGAAGCTTGTTCCGGTGGTATCGGTGGTTGGCGCTTACGAACAGAATATGAAGATGAGTACGACGAGGACAACGACCATCAACGCATTAATCTAGAGCCTATTTATGACGCTGACACCTCGATCTTCTTTGACCTAGACTCCAGAAAGCAGGATAAGAGCGACGCGCAGTATTGCTATGTGCTCACCGGGATGTCTAAAGAGTCATACGCGGAGAAGTATGACGACAACCCCGACGACTGGCCAAAGATTGAAAGGAGCCAAGCTGATTGGGATTGGGTTGAAGCTGATCTAGTTTATGTCGCTGAGTATTACGAGATCGAAGAGACAAGCGAACTTTGGGTCTACTTTGAGGACGTTGCAGGCGAGAAGTTCAAGCGCAAGGCTGACGAGATCACTGAAGAAGATTGGACGAAGTACGACGCTATTGGCACCGATGAGGTGAACCGTAGACGCGTGAAGTGTCGCAAGGTCCACAAGTACATTTTAAGCGGTGGCAAAGTCCTAGAGGATTGCGGTTTTATCGCTGGCCGTGAGATCCCCATTGTTCAGTTGTTTGGTAAGCGTGTCGTTATCGACGGCATTGAAAGGGCTATGGGTCAAGTTCGCTTGGCTAAGGATGCCCAACGCTTGAAGAACATGCAGGTTTCAAAGCTTGCAGAACTGGCCGCGTTCTCCCCACAAGAAAAGCCTATCTTTGCACCTGAGCAGATGGAGAATAACGCAGATATGTGGTCAAAGGATCACATCGAGGACTATCCATACCTGCTAGCTGATCCCATCACGAACGAAGAGGGACAGGTGATGCACCAAGGCCCGCTTGCGTACACGAAACCGCCAATGATCCCGCCTGCTATGGGTGCATTGCTCCAACAAACCGAGATGGATATCCAAGACATCTTGGGCAATCAAGAGGTTGGCGAAGAGATGGACACAAACATCTCAGGTAAAGCGGTCGAGCTTATCCAGAACCGCCTTGATATGCTGACGTTTATTTACATGAGCAACCTAGAGAAAGCCCATCAACGCTCCGGTGTCATCTGGCTCTCCATGGCCAAAGACATTTATATCGAAGATGATCGGGAGATGAAAGTCCTAGACAAAGAGGGCGAGATTGAAATGATTGAGATCATGGCCGATGGATATAACGACAAAGGCGAGCCTATCAAGGTC